ATTGATAATCACAGTCTTTATATTGCAAACATACTTCATCTGAATGTTTTAAAACTAAACATTTAATATCAAAGTTAGATAATTTTCCTTGATCTATAAGTTCTTTTGTGGTGATTACTTTTTCTACCTCACCAAAAAGTCCTTCTAGTACTAATTTGTGTGTTTTTGTTCCATCTAGAGTACCAGTAAGACCTATTCTGTATTTGGCTTTTGTGCAAGATGTGAGTATAGTGGTAAGAGATTGTGCCTTAAATAAGTGTGCCTCATCTCCAATAACATAATCAAATTGTTGAAAATATTCTTTAGGCAATTTATATAGAGACTGCCAAGTTGAAATTGTTATAGGAAGGTCTGTTTGTTTCTCTTTTCCTTGATATATTCTATGCACGTAATTGTTTGAACTAAAACCGTAGTCAGCAAAGTCTGAATACAATTGTTCTACTAGAGATGTGGTTGGAACAATTATTAAACCTTTTAATTTTTGGTAATCTAATAATTGTCTTACAATCAAATAAATGATTAGAGATTTACCTGATGCCGTAGGAGAAAGAATCAAAGCTCTTCTTTGCTGCATGACATGAATGAAGGCTTTTATTTGGTGTTCGTTTGCAGTTATTGGCCTACCAGCAGATTCCAAATTTAATGATTCTGCAAACTTCTGTGCATGATATGCCGAAAACTCATCTTGAATATCTAAACCATCTTGGATTTCGTAAGTATAGTTTCTTTCTTTACAAAATAAATTTACATATGATAAAAGACCAATGTATAATGTATTATTTCTTAAATCAAATAAACGTATTTTTCCATCCCATATTCTATTTCTATATGCTGGAACAAATTGATATCCTGGGACAAAAAAGGTAAAGTATTCGGATAACTCTTTTGCGAAATGTTTTTCACAAGTTATTTTTAAGTATACCTCATTAAGTTTGTTTATTATTAAATCACTCATTCTTTTTCATCAAATTGGTAGAACCAAGTATCAGGAGTGCCAACGCTCCACTTAGATACATTTTCTACCGAATAAACTTCTGTAGGTATTTTAAAGTCAGGTGTTTTAATTGTTGGAGGCACTAACGACACATCATACCATAAGCAACGATTATTAGGTTGACAAGCAAATTGTCCATTATCAAGTTGAATAAAATTATATGATTTATGTTCTTGCACACCTTCTGAGAAGCTGGTGTCTATACGATTAAAATCCGGTGCAGCAAAATCTATTGTAAACAAATATTTTCCAAAATAAAATTTGCGGTCTTTACCAAAATACTTTACTTTGAGTCCACGCAAGTTAGATTTTTCAATTACTGCCATATCATATGATAAACAATCCCAAATTTGCAAATGATCTAGAGGCAAACACTCTGTTACAGGCTTCCACACATATGCAGAAATTGGTAGTTTGTCAAACAGAGCACCATATTCGGTCAGCATACACTCGATACGAAATGCTTGACCTTTAATTGCCTTGGCTGTAATCCAAACACAAGGTTCTAATTCACCATGGCCTTTTTCGTGGTTATAAAGAAATTCTTTACGAACAAAACATTTAACAGGTGGTATGTTTGCAACTAGAAAAGACACTACTGGCCTCCTATAAATTTTTCCCAAGAAATGAAATCACGCAACTGCCAAGTTCTTTGTTTCAATTCATTCATAATTGATTCTATAACAGAGATGGTTTCTTCATGGTAAACTTTCTTTTCCAGAAGTTTGATTAAATCTCCGTCTGCTTCTAAGTATGTATTGATGTCTGATTTGAGAGTAAATTGAAATGGTTCCCAACCATATTCCGTAAGTTCTTCTTGTGACATCTTACCAGTATAGTATTCCCATTTGACTTTTCTCATACGCAAATAATCAAAGTGTGCCTTCTTTGAGGCAATCTTGTGTTTGGTAAGAATTGCAAGGTATTTGTTGTGCAGAGTTGGTATCTTTAACAGTTCTTTTCCAGGTTCAGTCTGGTCAATCTCTGTGTCTTTTTCCCAATGCTTTAGTACTTGTTCTAAGGTTTCCATAATCAATAATAAAAAAGTAACATTAAACCTATAATCTAACATAATTAATGTTAGAAGTCAAGCTTTATGTTAGAGGTTCAAATTCAAAGTAATCATAGTTGAATGTTGCCGTTGCGGTCATAATATCATCGGCTGACATTTTGGTATCAAATTGTAAGTCTGATAAGGAGATGGGAAATGCATTAACGAATCTAACTCTCAATTTTGGATTGTTTAAATTGTTTAGTACGGTTAATGTACCATCAGAATAATTTTTTAATGAAGTTTTTTCTATTCTTGTATACCTGTTTTGCAAGCTGGTAAGTCTTTTTCTTTCTTCAAAACTAGTAGGAGATGCTATAGAAAGAAACCAATCATACAATAATCTCCAACTATCTAAATTTTCGTCCACATTAAAATCAATATTTAATTGATTATATGTTATTTTGTTACCAGGTGCATATATGTCCGCAGTTGGAAGATTGATTGGGGCCTGTCCTAAACTGATTCCAGGTAGGTTTATAGACTGACAGAAGTACTGTACAGAACCAATTCTTTCGAATGTTAATAAAAACTTGGTGGGCTGTAAGTAGTTTGTGTTTTGTGGAACTCTAGTGATTGCGTCCATATTACAAAGTCTTTTTTATGTGCAAACCAATATCGATAACTGTTTCTTTGTGTATCATATCGACTATTCGATTTGTTAATTCTATTTCTTTTTGGATGAATACCATCTTTAACTGGAGTTCTTTTAATTGTTGATTATAGAATTCCAGTTCTTTTAGTTTTCTGGCACGAATGTCCAGAAGATCAGACATAAGAAGTATTTCGCTCATATCTCTATTTATGAGCCAAAAAAAAGGACCTCCGAAGAGGTCCTTTTAAACTATCACTCTGCGGTGACTTAATATTACATAAGGTTCTTAACTGCGAAGATACGATAGTAGACATTGCTACGTGGTGTAATCTGAGCAGTACCAGCACCTGTTGACAGAGGACCTTTAGCGAATGGATTTGGAACCATTCCGTAACGAGTCTTGAATCCAATTTTTGGTTGGAAGGTGAACTGGTCAACAGCACGAACCATTTGCAGAGGAACATATGGGCAGTAGAACAGACCTGCGTCATATGGAGAAGCACCTTTGTAACCGATTGTAACCAGTTCTTGGTTGCTTGTATATCCACCGAAATATGGATCGATGTAAACCTTAATACGGCCATGCAACATACCAGCAAATGTGTTGCCTGTGTCGTCAACTTGGAGGTCTGCGGACAGAGCAGGTGTGTACTGAAGAACACCAGCCATCGCCATTGCGGATGCAACGTCTGAAGAAACGATCAGAACGTTACCTTTACCTCTACGAGTCTGTTTTGCAATAACGTTTGCATCACGCTCGATTTGGAAAATCAGACCTTTGAAACGCTCAACTGACCAACGACCGTTAGAATCTGTGTCAAGGTCGAAAGAACCAGCGGTAGTTGTACCGTACTGAGCACCTGCAACTGCGGACAAATAGATTGTACGGATAACTTCACGGTTGATCTCAGCAAGGATTTCTGTAGACAGAATGTTTGACAATTCTGTTTCAGCATCCAGACCATGAATTGCTTTCAGGTCTTGAGCAAGTTCAAGCGAGTACTCGGCTTTCAGCGCACGGCTTTGAGCAGTTACGGAAACTTTCTCAATGCTAAATGCCATTTCTTTGAATGCTGCGTTGCCGTCTGCACCAAGGCCTTCGGCAGTAGCTGTTGGCATTCCAATACCAGTTGAAAATGCGTTAGCAGTCAAGTCTGCAACTGGATTTGTCAGAATGTCATTGTCTGGTGTTGTTGTGCCACGGAAACCGTATGGGTTAGCAGCAGAAGATGCGCCAGAGAATACTGTGTTTGCCTCATTGTAGAATGCCTCTGTGCCACCTTGTGTAGCATAGCGAGCACGCATTGCAAAAATCAAACCTGTAGGACCTGTCATTGGCTGAACGCCAGCAACATCATAAGCAATCAGGTTTGGCAGAGCACGGCGAACCAAAGAAATCAAGATTGGATCAAAATTGCTGATACCAGAACCTGTTACGTTGGTTGGTGCAGAAGCAGTTGCCTCATACAACTGGCGTTGCTCTTCCGACATGGATCTTTGTTGATTTTCCAAAACAAGAGCTGTAACAGCTTTCTTATATGGATCTTTAATGGCGTCTAGTTCTGGATGCTCAAGAACTGGTTTCCATTTTGATTGGAGTTCTTCTGTTAAGTACATTTTTATTCCTTGTTAAAAAATGGTTAAATTATTTAACCAAAGTTTGTGAAATTGCTTTACTGTAAACTTCCATCAGAGTATCAGCAGAAGTTGTTGGCTTCTTTTCTTCTTCGATAGGAGTTTCTTCATTTAAAGCGGACGAATCGGCAACTTTAACTTCTGCTTTGAAATATGATTCCTTCAAAGTGTTTAGTTTGGTTACAAATTCTTCTTCGGTAGTGTACTCAACACCCTCTGCGAGTGATTTTAGTTTTTCTACCTGGGTTTGGGTCAGGCCTTCACACGCTGTGTAGATAGCCTCAACTTTTTTCTTCTCATTTAATTCTTTTTGAAGTTCAATACCACGGTTGATTTGCTCATTCAATGATTCTTCCAACTCGCCAACTTTGTCTGTGAGTTCACCAACAATGTCAACTTTTTCTTCTGGAATATCAATGTAATGATCCTCAAACAGAGACTTCAGACCAGAAATGAAATCTTCGGTAATCTCAGAACGAAGACCTTGCTCAATAGCAACTTCATTTTCTTTCATCCATTCTTCAACCATGTAATTTAGATAGTCATCAATCTTAGATGCCAAATCTTCTTTGACTTGCTCAACTGCTGCTTCAAACTGTTCTGCCAACTGTGTTTCTGCTTCAGCAATAACTTCTTCTGCACGAGCAATAACAGCTGCTTCAAAAATTGTAGAAGCTTTCTGAACAAATTCTTCTGAGAGATTCTCACCAGAAAGAAGTGCATCAATATCTTCTTTCATTTTTTCTTTATTCATCATTTTCTTGATGAGCTTTTTATCTTCAGCTTCATCTTCATGTTTTTCTTCTTTTTCTTCAGCAACTACTTCTTCTTCGGTTTCTGTTTCTTCACCGTAAGATTGGAATGTAGCACCTGGATTTTTATCAAATTTCTGTTTACCAGGTTTGCCTTCTGGTTGCTCAACAGAACCAGACTGTGCAGGTTGACCAGTAATTTTCTTAGCTGGCTCTGAACCTACTGGTGGTGTTGCACCTGGTGCAGTTGCTTGTGGAGCACCTTTGGTTGCATCTGGAGCTGCATCGGTTGTTTTGGTAACTTCTGTACCAATGTCACCAACTTCTTTAGTTCCATAAGCAACATCTCCGGATAATTTTGCTGGTTTATCTTGACCACCTTTTTTTGATGCGACAGATGCAGTCAAAATTTCTTTAGCGGCTTCAGACAGATTAAATTTTGCCATTTTAAAAATCTCCTTGATTTATATTGGATATTTATAATTAAAGTTTTTTAATGAAGTTTTCAAATATGCGTAGACTTACTTTTTCGATATCCTGTTTTGAAGCCTGTTTGACTTCTTGTACTGCTCTCGAATAATCTACTTCGGTCCAAACGCCATCTACTAGCATCCATTCTTTACCTTCCATGATACCTTGTACAAATGCACCTGGTGCGGAAGGATCTGCTACAATATCTGCCGCTGTGGCTAGATAAAAATCGGGCTGAACTACACTAACACCTTCTTTGTTCAATTTTAAAGAACCCATACCTCTTGACGATACACCTAATTGTGCGCCACCTTCAATCAAATTTCTTGCAATGTTGCCCATAGGTGTGTCGAGGATTTTTGCTTTACCGATCCATTGTGTACCATCTTCTTTCAACGATACAATCATATGTGATACACGATCTAGATTGATTGATGGTGTCTCAGGATGTCCTAATTCACCAAACGCACGTTTCTTATCAATGTATTCCTCTGTATATCGAGCGACCTCTTTTCTCATGGTATTGTATTCATACAATCTGCCATTGCGATTTTTCTTTTCGGCAACCAAAAAAGGTCCTTCGATATGCAAAGCTTTTTTGCCATCTGATTCTTCAACCAGATAACTAACTGTTTCGGTAATTTCTTTGATGAGTTTCATCTTTATAATCCCATTGATGACCGTCTACGCATAGTCATTGTTCTTTTTCTAATTGACTGTCTAAGCTTAGCACGGCGTTTAAATTTACTTTTTCTTGCAGCTAACTTTCTATTTCTTCTTTCTGATGGCGACATTCTTACTAATTTGCCACCTCTTGTCGTATACCCTTTTACTGCTGATAATTTTTTACGTCTTTGTACAACAATACGACCTTTTGCATTTCTTCTAAAACGAACTTTAATTACCTTTGTTCGTCCTGTTTTTACCACATTGGCTTCATCTAAAACATCAAACATTGATAAAGCAATTTCAGCTTTTCGATGAGTTAACTTTTCATCAGCCAACTCATCTAATTTCTTTTGTAATATTTCTTTAGCTTCTAAAACATTACCGTTTAATAATTTAGAAACAAAATCTTTCATTATGGTTTTAATGAATATTCACCATAATTAAATGCAGCAGGATCATTAAAGTGTCCACGCTGATACTGTGCATTATCTTTTCTTAATTCTAAAATAATAGTGTATGTGGCATTTGCAACTTGACCTTTGGTTACAATGCTAATGTCGCCATTGTTGTTTGCTGTAACAGAAGGATTTTTAATTGTTATCCAGTTTCCTGCGCCGTCATATTCTCCGTTGCCTTGTAAAAACAATAGAGGCACACCACCGCTTGGACTTCCACTTGATGTGTCTCTCCAATAAAGTTCTACG